GTGCTTTCTCTTTCCGTCTAAAAGGATTCCACATCAGCCATTCTCCGCGTTAACTTTTTTCTTTTTCGGTCCACCAGCTTTTTTGCCAGTCACATATTCAGCTTTATGCAGCAGAACCAGTACCTTTGCGCACTGGTCATTCACAATTTTCTCATCACCAGGCAATGAGTCATGTGTACGCTGTAGGTATCTGATCTTTGCCATATGAAATGGCGGGGTTTCCCCCGCCCTCCTTCTTAGCTGGTAGCGCCAGTGCTGTAATCAACGCCGGAGATAACAGCTACTGCGGCATCACGACGGCGTTTCCAGTTAATCCAGCGCTCTGCACGGATGGCCACGCTGTTGGTCTGGAACATGGATACCAGTTCCACTGGTGTTGGCGTTGTGCTGTCGTGTGTAGGTGCACTCTGCATTTCCAGAGAAGCCTCACGTGACATATCAACGGCGACGCCACCATCATCGGCCAGATAAACATCTGGAGCATTAACCAGAACCAGTTGATTACCAACGTACTGAGATACGATTACAGGTAATCCCTGGAATGTACCGCCCAGCATGGTCATATCCGGGTACTCTTTCTGGCCCAGTGCATTTTTACGCATAGACAGAGTGAGTGCGGTGGTGCTGGACATCAGCCATACCGCGCCATTCGGCTGCAGGTTATTGGTAATAAATTGACCAAATGCTGCTGCTGCATCGGTATCCGGATCGCCCGTAGATGGAATCGCAGAGATCCCATTGGTAATGGATGCAGGGGAAACATCAGCCACTGCCGCTTTTGCCGGGTCGATGAAGTCGGTATCCAGTCGCGCGATAACCGCTTCAGCCAGGGCGTTACGCACCAGAGCATCAGCAGATGGATTGGAAAAGCGGATCAGTTCTTCGGTCAGAACTGCAATGGACGCTACTTTGGAGAAGCCGAAGGTGATGGTTGCAAAGTCAAACTTAGTCAGAGGTTTGGCTTTACCCTGACCTACCCAGCCTGCTGAACCACCAGAGGTTTGCGCCGGAATTCGCACGTTAAATGGAACCTGACGCAGGGACGGAATGTTACCCTGGCCAAAACGGCCAATAATGGTCTGAGGACGCAGAAACTCAACGAAATCCTGTGCATAATCCTGGTATTCAACCAGTGCTCCAGCCCATGTTGGGTCAGTAGTGGTACCTGCACTAACCGCGGCCTTCAGAACGTGGTGAAGCTTGGTGTCCTCTGGATATTGGTTTTTAGCAATCTGTAGCGCTTCAGAACGGCTACCATTACCAGCTGCGAGTGATTTTGCGAAACGGGCAAAGGCGATACCTTTTTCCAGCTTCGGCTCAACGCGAATGATTGATGGAGCGTTGTTCACCACTGTAACTTCACCAGATGCGGCTTTAGTTACTGGCTTGGCGGTTGATGCCATGCTGGTTTCCATATCACGCAGGCGTTTAAGGTGCTCGTCGACCGCTTTGATTTCAGTAGAGGTGTTGTCGTAGCTTTCTGTTTCTTCCGCATCCAGCGTGCGGCCTTCATCGGCGGCTTTGCTCATGATGTCGTTAAGTGAAGAAGCCAGCGCTGCACGCTTGTTTTCAAAACTTTTAATCTGTTCAGCGATATTCATCGTTGATTTTCCTTTTTTAGAAGATTTATTAGGTGCTGAAGCGCCAGCAGAATTTATGGTTTTAACTACCGGTTTCTCATTGCCGAGCGCGGCGAGTAACTGGCGGTCAAACGACTTAACGGTTTGAATCGAACACTCGGCATTCGCCGGGATCGTTACTGCAGAAACTTCAAGAAGCTCCCATTCAAGAAAATGGATGCCACCAGAGTCGAGATATGCGTATTTAATTGGCTTGAAGCCGATAGACAGGCCTTTCACAAGACCTGATTTGATTGATGCCCACGCTTCTTCAAGCCTGGCCACCAACTGCGATGGCATGTCAGGTGTTGGCTTAACAAGTTGCGCCGTAATCTGAAGCCCTTCTTTCACTTTCTTTGCAGAACAGTTCCCAATAGGTTGGGTTCTGTCATGCTGCCAGAGGAAAGGGTTTTCACTACCGAACTTCGCACCGTCAGGGTCCATAATGTCGCCGTCACGGTCAGGTGATGGTGTGGAAGCAATCCCGGTGATTATCCGTTTGTCCTCATCCACCGCTTTCACCGTCATGATCGTACATGCGCGGTCAAGCTTCATTTACTGTCCTCCAGAAACGAAAAAACCCGCCGTGGCGGGTCATTAACTGACGTGTTATTTATATAAAAAATACCTGGTAATCTTTCTTCTTCGCTTCAGGATTAAGTGCCATTAGCGAAACGGCATTAAACAAGGCCATAAGGGGGTCAATTTTCCCCTTTCCACTAGCCTGTTTGGTGATAAGGATAGCGTTACCTTTAGGTTCTACCCTGGCATTGCCTACACACCAGGCCATTAATGGCTGTCCACCATGAATAAGCACACCCTCAGCAAGCTTGCGCTCTGTTGTCTTAATCGCACCACCAAGTCTCCATCCCTGGCTGACACCAACCACTGAATCTTCAGGTATTTCAGCTTCAACAAGAGCATCAAGGATCTGACCGACACCAGAAGGGTCAATGCCAATTTTATCCAGCAGTTCCGCATCATTAATACGGCTGACATATTCAGCGACTTCCTCCGTATCCTGTCCTACTCGTTTTACGATAGTCAGGTCACCGGCCTTAACGAAATCGTTGAACCTGGATTCTTCGCTTTTGCGGCGGCGCACAGCTATTTCATGCGCCCAGGCATGGCCCCATCCAATCCACTCTCGGGTTTCTTTGTCACGACCAATAACGTAAAGACCAAGAAGGTCATCAAGGCCACCACCATCTATCCCAACTGTAGCAACCTCAGCTCGCTGAAGGATATCGCTGAATGTTACCGCCCTAATTTGCGGTTCCCAGAAATCAACACCTGCCCATCGGTCACTTCGGAGGTTTAGACCAATTTCGATATTGAGATGTTTCGCAAGGAACTGCTGTAATGTTCCGTCTGTTTTGTTCTGGTTCTTCAGAAGCTGATCGGCAATCCATTCTTCACTTACAGAACGTCCAATATTTGGATTGGTGATGTAGAAATTTTTTGGTTCAAGGTAAGCCTTACTTTCCACCATAGAGTCTGGGAATTCATACAGGACGCCGAGTGTTTTAAGGTCATTAATCTTCCCATCTCGCACAGCTCGCCAGTAATCAAGGCGTTCTTTGAATACACCAGCAGGCGGTTCATCACTTTGCGTAGTCAGGAATATAACCCACCCTTCGTTGCGAGATACCTGACCACCAAGTGCTTCCATAAACATGGCTTCGGCATTAGCTCGCTTGCCAAACAACCAAAGCTCATCAACCAGAATGCGCCCTGACTTTTTACCTGAAACAGTATCGGTGTCAGCTGCTACTACTTTGAGTGTATTTCGCGTTACTCGGTGTGTGATGGTGCGGATATGGTCCTGAATCTGGAACATATCAGATAGCTCATCATCGGCGCGTATCATCCCGGCAGCAGGTTTAAAACTGTTATCTGCAACCTCTTTTGTCGGCGCGAGAATCAGGTGCTCTTCATCTTCACGCCAGCACAGGATCAGCGCGGTCAGCATAATCCCTGCTGCGATGGTCGATTTTGTGTTCTTCTTCGAGATAAGCAGTCCATATTCGCGGATTAACTGCTTGCCAGTCTCTGCTTCATAGCCACCGAAAATGGCATTAACAAAGTCAAATACCCATTCCTCGGAACACTCACCAAATGTTGGCTTCCCTGGTAAATCAGAGACTCGTAACTCTTTGAAGATGCCAAGTGCCTGTTCTGCCTGGTCTGGGAAAATTGGTGGTGGGATGATTGATTGCTTTGCAACCAGAAGAGATTCCCATTCGGGGCAAGCCGTGGTCCATTGAGCCATTGATTACCCCTTGTTATTAACAACAAGCTTCGGCGGTGCCATTGCTCCAAACTTGCTACCCGTGGCTGCGACCCTCGCGGCGGCATGTCTTGCATCCTTTTTACCGCCTTCTCCTTTTTTGGGGTGAAGGTATGGCAGCATCGCTTTTGCGGCGTCTTTTCTGACATCCGTCTCTTCATTTACGTCGTTCATCACTGCTTTCAGGAACTCAAGCGGATCATCAAATTCCTTCACCGTTCTGTTAACAACTTTTTGCAGATCATCTGGTTCAGAAACAGCCTGCTCGGCAATGACTTCGGCCCCACGTTTTTTACTGATAAACGCGATGATATCCGGGTCTTTTGCCAGCCGGGAACCCTGAGACCTCGCGGTTTTCTCGGAGTAACCGGCCTTTCGGGCTGCTTCAGCCTGGGATGAACCGGACATCAGCGCTTGTGCGAATTTGCGCTTTTGTCCTGTTAACACGTTAACACCCTCCAAAGGGGAAAATTTTCTGTGCGTGAGAGGGGGCGCGGTGTCCAGCGCGATCGGCGTTGACACCCACCGATACCCCCCCGGTGTTTGGTCAGAGAATTACGATGCCAGATTGTGATTTATCTTTCGGCACAGAGTGCTTCAGAGCCTCACTGTCAGGTTGGTTCATTGATGCTTCGCGCGATGACTTACCTGAGTGGCAATCAATGCACAGCGTCCAGAGGTTGCTCTCATCGTTGTCACCACCGAACTGTAGTGCTATGCGGTGATCAAGCTCGCTGTCATGCAGGTCTACTACTTGATTGCACATACAGCAGTGACCACCATCGCGCACATAGATACGACGCTTAAGGCTTACCCTTGCGCTTCCACTCACTCGACGATGCTCACCATAGACAGGCTTTATTCGTCGAGTGTCGATAGCTTTCAGGAGCGGTTGTAGTGTCTTTAACTTAGACATGTAACCTCCATGCTCTGCGGCGTTCTGTTCTTGGCTGATTGTCTCTGGCTGGTTCTATTGGCTGTCCATCAGCGTGGTCAACAAGTGAGTAGCATGGATAGACAACAGGGCCACCGTAAGCATCACCGACTGCATAGTCTGCTGCTTTGCTGTGGTTCCATTTATCCAGCACTCTCTTGAGATGTTGCTGAGGTACGCTGTAGCAGACGCCATGAATAAGGCGCGGCAATGTAATGAAGTCAGCTCTGGCCTTATCAGCTGCTATTAGCTTTGATGCTATCTCCAGTTGATACTGTGGTGGACGGCCAGTGCCGAGATAAAATGAACACAGTGCATCTGGATATCGAGAAAGCCACACAGCAATCTTGTCGCGGAACCCAGCGACTGGCATAGCATCATCTTCAAGTACGACAACACGGCATGATTGGTTGGTAGCCCATTCAAGCGCTCGGCGATGATTCCAGTTGGCCCCATGCTCACCTTCATCCAGAAGAAGATGGGCTCCCAAATCGCTTGCCAGAAGAACTGCTGAGGCAAAGCGGTCATGGTGTCCGACCACTACGAACTTCACTTGTGTTTCCACCACGCTAACTCCTTACCGAAACCGTCCGTTTTAAAGATGGTATGCACCAGAGGTCCGGTAACGATTCGATCACCGAATGACTTTGCAGCCATTCCGAAAGCGCCCATATCCACCAGCGTGGCGGGTGCAGTCTCCATCTTCCAGAATCGGTGGCTTTCAATCAGGTAGTGCTGACGAATGATACGGTGAGCAAACTCCATCACATCTGTTCTACTTCCACCTAACAGACCAGCATTCAACAGCGGTTCATCACGATGCTGCTCGATGAAGTCGCTATATGCTTTTCCATGGTGATTGGCCTTCATCCATCCATCGGAATACGTCTTATGCTCAGACCCAACATATATTTTACCCGGCTGCATTTCTGCCCAGGGCTCTCTAAGCATCTCGACATCGGTACCATCAGTACACCAGACCAGATCAAATTCAGGATGTGAGCGCAGGTATTGGTAGATGTGAAGCCAGCGAGCAAAGTAAGGGCTCATGCTCAACTCGGGAACTTCGTATAACTCTACGCCATAAGGTAACACTTTCAGTTCATCCGCCAGTACAACCGGCAGCGCACCAGACACTGAATCAGCCCACGACTGTAGAATGCCAGCATCATGTTTCATTCTTCCTGTGCGCTGTGGATCTGGCTGACTTGTTAGTAATGTGGTCAGAACAAGATTTGGGTTACTTCGGTAAGAAGTGAAAGCGGTATATCCACTATCACGCCGCGCGTTGAAAATACCAACGTTACGCTTAACTAAAGCTTCGCGATCAGGCCGAGGGATGGAGCGTGATCCTTCTTCGTGCTCATCCATTGAGTGAATCAGATTTTCAGAACCAACCACATCAGCGAAGGCCCAAGTCGATAACCCGGCATTGTGAATTCGTAGCGCCAGATCGGGATGCTCGTACATGCCGCGCCCGTATACCGGATCGAAGCCGCCAACCTTATCAATGGCGCTGCGGTGATAATACAGCATAACGCCGCGCTGCCCGGTGTAAGCGATATGCTTATCATCCCGATACAGGACGGTCATATCGTTTATTTTTCGTGGGCCAGCCAGATCGAGAAATTGATAAGCCAGATGCGGCTCTGGAGATTCGATGTAAGGGAGATGCCAATTATCAGCGATTGGCCACGCGTCATCATCCCACAGGAAGAGATGCTCACACCCGGCGTCCACCAGCGCGGTCAGGCTGGCGTTCTTCGAAGCGACAATACCGCATGATTGGTCATGTCGAAACAGTTTCACGTTAGCCGGTACAACAGCGGCAGGCTTTGAGCCATCGTCTATCACAACCACCAGCGCACCAGATGGAAGATGCTTCATGTGTTGCTCAATGGCACGTTTCAGTACATCAGGTCGGTTGTGCGTTGTTATGGCTATTCCGATTCTGCTACTCGCCATGTTTTCAGGAACGTATTTCACACCATCGATCTCTACATTCATCATGGTGCCTTAACGTCCTGTGCCTGATACAAGGAGTGTTCGAATGGGGCCGTATTTAGCCGCCTCTTTAATTCTCTCTTCCATGGTTTCATGATCACCTTGCATATCAAATGCAACCGAAACCTCAGGAGAAAGAGTTAGCTTCCCGGATATTTGGGTAGTAATCGACAGTGTTGGCAATTCTTCTCCAACGACATGACTGAATTTGAACGCGGTTAAGCCATCAATCTTCAGCCCATCAACAATGAGGTGAGTAAACTTCCCGTCATCATATTTAATTTCAAGACTCTTCATGTGCGTTTCCTTTTAGACGTGAGCCTGTCGCACGGCAATGCCGCCCGAGAGGTAAACGCAACCTAACGGCATCACCCAGGCTCACTACTGAAAGACTCTCTTTGGTTTGCGCGTACGAAGCACATTAAAAAGCCCCGCTATTGCGAGGCCGTGGTGATTTTATTGGGACAGTTGCGCTGAACAGACCTGTTATGTGTCAACACGTCTTTCTTCGTCTGGCGGTCCATCACCTCAATGTCATGTTCAGTGAGGTAGATGATATTCACCCAGTCACAGGCTGTGTCCGTTACTTCAGGTTTTGCGGGTAAATTTTTCGCGCAACTCGCGGTCAACATCGTCATCAGGAAGATGATTAACAGTCTGCTGTACATCCCTGGCTCCTTTTGTTGTTTCTACCCGGCGTTCTGCAACGGCTTCAGTAGCTGCTGCACATTCTTCAGTACGCTGCTGATCTGCTTTGGCTTCCGCTTTATTGGTGCCTCGCAAATGGCCAACACCAAAACCACCAGCAGCTGCTACCATAATTGCGCCAATAACGCCGATAATGATTTCTACAATGCTCATGCGATTACCTTTGGTTCAAATGAGCGGACGTTGATAGGCTGACCGTATGGGAAAGACCAGTTAAGCCATGTGAAGGTTTTAAGTTCACACATCCCGTCGAAAACCTCGCCAGGTTTAATATCGCTATAACTGCAAACGATATGTAATTCGTCACCCTTCTCCTGCAAAACAACCGTGTCCGTTTCCCAATGTGGAATGAGAAGAACCAGCCACTTAATCATGAGAGCACCGATTTTGCTTTGGCGTAGCGTGTACGGCGGTCGTTAATTCCGTTCTGTCCACCATTGATGATCTGAGTGATGCGAACCAGATCGCCGGAATAGCTCAGGCATCCGCTGGTGGCGTAGAACCATGCAGCTGAACGTGCAGCGTTGATGTCCTTTTCCAGCAACTCAGGATTACTGACTAAATCCAGTTTTAGTCCCGTACCGCAGCGGCGATAATTATCAAGACCGGTAATCTGAATCAGCCCGCGGCCACGATATTTCCACCCATCGCCTGATGCTTTGTTACCGAGGCGATTGCTGTACACCAGATTTGCAATGGCTGGCTGATTGGCTACCTGCCCTTTTTCTTTGTCACGCCCAAGCATATAGGCCTGGTAGTTAGTAATTCGGCGTCCAAAGGTGGTCAGCAAAGCGGCTGGGGTGTAGTTGAAGCTCTCCACCAGCGCAGAGAATCCCGCTGATTCATGTCCTGACTGAGCAATAAACATTGCCTGGTCTTCAGGCTTAACAATGCCAAACTCTTTCATTGCCGCGTCAATGTGCGGAAACCAGCGCGTAGCTAACCCGGCGCTTACACCAGCCGCCTGTTGAAATTGTGATTGGTTCATTAATGCCTCAGCGTATCAACAAGACGCGCCACGTTCCCACGAGCCCATAAGACGGCAGCGCAAATAAGAAGGTTTACGATGACCACCATCCAGTGTGACTCCTGGTAGAGGCCAAACAGATATCGGAATGGAACGCTGGCATAAACCAGCACAACGAAGTAAGCCAGCAATGATATAGCGGGGCGATGTCTTGCCCCTTCACGCTGGTAGAACATCAGGACGAGGACGATGACTGCACAAATACCTGCATTCACCATCGCTGACGGATCACTTGTTACCATTGCTGGCCCCTCCTCCACGGAATCGCGAAAGAATACTGAACAGGCTTCCCAAATCCTGACTGTTGAAAAATGTGAGAACTTTGATTGTCATCGCCGCCACTACAACAGCACCAAGTGCGTCTAATGGCCTGTCACTGTACCCGGTGGCTTGTGACAACTTTGAACCAACCAGGCCAGCAGCAAGAACGCCAACAATGAACGACGTCATGAAGTAAGCAATCAATCGTACTCGTGTGATATTTGCCGCTGTCGCTACATAAAATACTGCACCAGCGAATGCGCCAAATACCACGCCATAATCAATACCGGTTGCAAGACCAAATACGCTGGCTCCCATCAGGCCACCAGCCGCGACCGTAGTGCCAGAAACAGGATCGGACATTAAGCCCCCTCTTATTGCTGTGAGTCCTCTCAGAACGAGGGGAAATAAAAAGGGCCACCAATTGGCAGCCCTGAATACGACAAAACCCCGCTGCGGCGAGGTTTTTAAATGATGTTAAGTACGTGTCTAAGTGACCACTCTTAACACAGTAATCTAGAAAATGCGGACCGCGTTAATGCTTTTTTGAATTTTTTGATTTATCTTATTGTTTACAGACAGTTACCGTCTACTAGCCATGTTGATTACAACAAAACAAAATCAACCTAATCAGATGGTTACGTTCACGAGACAAGGAACAAGGCTAATGAAAGAAAGTCGCAGCAAGGTCATTCAATATAAACGCGCGGTCATTCCTAACTGCACAGCAACGCTTCAGCAGATCATTGACTCAATAATTTCTGAGAATGGCACTGCTCACAAAGTCAGCACCCGCAGGGAGCAGATTAATCCTTCTGATAGTAACAGTGGTTTCAGAATGGTAAACCGAAGCAGTACATTCAAAACAGTGTTATTCGGACAACTTATTTTATTTGAGCAGGGTAAAAGCCAAACTCTTATGACAATCGCTGATGATGTCAATTACTATGACATCAACGCTATAACTTCGAAGCAGATAAAGCTAGCCGAAGATGATGCAATAAGTGAACATGACAAAGAAAAAATAACAAGAGAATTCGTTGATTCAATACTTTACTTTGGCATTCGTGACAATCACGTGATGATCGTTCAATCATCTTCCCTTAGAACTAAAGATATAGAAAACCATCTGAATTGGTTAATACATTCATTCGGCAACATCTTTAATGGTGATGATTTTCTTGTCCTTCAAGATAAGCCGACAGAGGACACCATAAGAAAAATGCACGAGTCCCCTGTAAAGAAAATAAATCTTGGAAGTGTGCCAATCAAAAACGCAGATTCAAATGACGTCGTAACTTTAAAAAACATCAGCGACCCACTTGACCTTCCTGTAAATATTAGGGAACCGTTAGAGAAGGTCAAAAAGATTAAATTTATGCCTACAGGAAAAGGCGGTGATATAATGAAAGCCGCTTTTGGTGAAGGATGGTTTAATAATTTACAACTTGAAGATTCTCTTGACGAGTCAAACTTACAAGTTAACTTAGAAATAACTTATTTCCGAAAAACAAATAAAGATGGACAGCGTGTGCTCGATACTTTGGCGACATCACTCCGGAATTTAGATGATGAAGATATCAGCATCAATCTACAAGGTGGAGGGGTTATTAAAGGAAGCGATCTGAAACTATCTGGAAAAATTAATGTCCAATATAATAATGGACTTATTGATGAAAATGACTTATATTTACAAATGCACAAATGGTTAGCTTCAAAGGTTCAAACTGGAGAAGTAAAAGTTAAAAACTAAATTTATTGGGAGGCGGAGATGAGTTTCTTTAAATTTATATTAAGATTCTTTTCCGCCTTTATTATTGGCTTTATTGTCTTTTATTTTGCTTCCAAAAAAATCGACTTAAGTGGTACTTCTGCACCATGGTCACTCATAACCTTACTGGCGTTTCCTTTCAGCTATTGCATTGCAGCATTTTTCAAGGTGTCTGAAGCTGACGAAAATATATCATTATCTGATAGTGAACTTAGAAGATTACGACCAATAATCGATATAAAAAAAAGACACCTCGCATTTTTAATTATTTTTTATCTCCTGGCTGCTTTTTCAGGAGCAATTGGTATGTTTGCCATACCAAAAAACTCAATGAGTTACTTGTATTTCATATCATCCTGCGGTGGAGGAATTGCGGCTTCACTGTATTCTTTCTTTTTTATCAGCTCTATAAATAGCGAAATACAGCGATTCAAAAGC